TATTATAAAACGAGCTTAAGGCGTCACTCGAGTTCCTTTTGATGGTACTTCTGTCAAAAGTGAAACTAAGAGGATTACTTCATTATCTGAAGACAATCTCTCCGAGTAAGATCGTATCGCTTGCTCCGATTTACATCGAAGCAAGTCCTTAGGTGAAGTTATTTGAAGTAAGGAATGAAGTTCTCCCCACAGCTTCATAAAACTAAGGAAATCATCTACCTCTGAAGGTAGAGCCGAATATCCTTCTCCAACCAGGAAGAAGTCATATTGGTAAAAGGTTTCCAAATCTCCCAACAATTTCGCAAAATCACCCTCGAGTTTATGGAGTTTAAAGATGTCTATGGTGTTACTGAATCTCTGCAAAGTTCGAAGCATAAACCATGCTGGGGATAAATCCTTAGCATCTGGCTTAGCTAGACCTTGCGGATCAGTAGCAGCAAAGGCACCTGGTAAACTCACAGATAATCCCTTATTTGCAACCACTACCCGAACATGTTCGGAGAAGATGGTATACAGGTGAGAGAGAAATCTGTTAACTTGAGCGTCATCATACCGTGAAGTCCGAACCTTTGGATCTACGATCGCAGCATAATCGCTATAACTTATAGCCAATATCTGCTTAAAGTAGTCCTTGTATAAAGATTCTTTCTCCCAATATTTAGGAGCGAGTTGAATGTGCAGGGTTAACAAATGAGTTCGGACAGCGGAAGAAATTACACCTCTACTAAACTCTTGTTTTATACGTGACCAGCCAGCATAACCCATGCTAGCTCTCAACATTGAAACAGGAGAAGTAGAGATAAATCCCCGTCTAAGCAATCGAGAAACAAACTCAACCTTTGCACCTAATGAAGAAGCTGCTATAGCTTCTTTAATAGATATAGGAGACAGATCTGTATCATACAGAAAGTTCCTACTGGCAAACTGGAAGAATCCATTCGCTGATTGGAAAGACTTAGTCAAACCAACAGTTATTCCATACTCTTTACACACATTTAAATATTCCATCGCTACATTAACATCTCCTATGACGATATCATCACCTAAGACTCTATAGTCTTGGAAAGTGAAATGAGTACCGTATGCTCGATGAGCAGCGAGAAAAACAAGAAAATGGTGAACCAGAGCTAAAGCAGCCCAAGAAGATAAGGCTCCCATCGGTTGACCTCTAGTATAGAAATACGCTTTACCTCGAAACCAATATGGTCGAGAGGTTAGAAGGGTACTCCACGCTAGGGCACCGACTTTCCCTAAAATAGGTTCAAGTACGACTCGATACAACTCAATTGGTATTAAATCTGTAGCAGATTTAAGATCAAATGAGAATACTTGTCGGTACATACCTCGGGAAAAGCTTTCTACCGCTGCATTCTGATCAAAAGTTCCATCACACGGGTTTTCCCGCAAGATAGAAAAGATGAACTTATGCAAAGGAAGTAAAGCCATTTGGGTCCAATAATCTACAATAGCAAAGATTCTTATTTTTCCTGCGGCCTCATATTTAAGCGATAGTTTTCCTAAAATATTGTGAGGTTTGTATCTCACTCTCATTCTATCATATAACCACTGGTCTGGAACGGCCAGGGATTTATGAGAGTATTCCACAGGTTTAGTATTCAAGACTGGTATCGATGCTGGAATGGCCTCCTTTGTCCATGAAATTACTTTATGTAATGACTCATGAATAAAAGGAGAGAACATTTCAACATACGTCCAAAAGTTGACATCATCTCCAACTAACTTAAATGAGTTGGGGACTCTTGTAAACCGATGGTGCCACCATGCGTACGCATCCTGGGGAGCTCCAAGAATAGAGATATTATTATTAGGACCAGCTGTCGTTAACATACGAAGCACAGGTTTAGAATCTCTTGTTATTGCATCCTCTTCTGTAGGGTACTCTACAGGTTTAAAAGTTCGATTTGCGAAACCCATCTGAACCGAAAAAGGTTTTACTGCATCATATACCTCTTGTCCGATAACACCTTCGAAAGGAGGTGCGGTAATTGTTGATAAATCTGGATCTTTATACTTTCCATTAAGAGCCTTATAAGACTGTAAGAGTGAACTTAGAATTCGAATGAATTCTATATCTCCTCTTCTTACCCGGTGCCGCCAATCGGCGGGCCAGGAAGCAGGGAGACCATTCTGTAATCTTATTCGGTATCCTAAATCGGACGTATCCTTTTTAGGAGTCCCGGCAAGATAAGAATTCAAAGTTATTGACTCTACCTTAAGACGAGCGATAAGATCATTAATACCTCGGGTATGAAATATTGTATCCATAAAATGAGAGTAGCTCCAAACTCCGCTTAATTGACTGACCTTTGGTGCAAGGCCTAACCATGCTGATATATTTCTATAAAAGCAAGGAAGAAGCTGATTAAAATTTCTTTTAATCGTAACCATCGAGTTCAGGAATTTCCATCCATCAATTATCCGGGAAATAAGACGAAGTCTTCTACTTCGCAAATTCTCCATTATAAAAGGGGGAGTTTGAGATGTAGTCCCAGGATGTTGAACGG